GCGATCCAGTGACTATTAACACCACCCTGGCTAACGCGGATACTGTACACGGACTTCCGTCCGTTCAGATTGGCGCGGCCGGTGCGGTTTGGGCAGGGATTGTGCTCGGCGTGGGTACGCAGTACAACGGACCTTACGTTGATCCGACGAACCTCACTCTGACCTACGCCCCCGCGACGAAGACACAGGACTATTTCCTGCTCGTAGCGGACGACCCGATGATCGTGTTTGAAGTGCAGGAAGGGGCGCCGACCTATGGATTGGGCGCAGCCTTCAACTCAACCATGACCAGCGCCAATGCCAACGCTGTCATCCATGCTCCGGCGGTAACCGGCCTTGGCTGGTCAGGCACAGTCCTCGATAGAGGAACGGTCCCGGTAGCTACTGCCGGCCTTAATGTCAGACTCTTAGGTCTGTCACAGAAGTACGACAACGGCGCGTTGAACACCTATGGTGCCTACGCAAAGTGGTTGTGCAAAATCAACATGCACCAGTTCGGCACCGTTGTCGGCACTGTCGGCGTTGTTTCAGCCTAAGGAGAACTTAAATGGCAGGCGGAGTTATCAATACTGGCAGTCACCCTAAAGCCTTATGGCCTGGGGTACATGCCTTCTGGGGTCAGGTGTACGCCGAACATGCGAAGGAGTATACTGATCTATTCGATCAGCTTGACTCTGGGCAGGCGTATGAAGAGGACGTGCAGATCACTGGGTTTGGTCTGGCTCCGATGAAGGCGGAAGGAGCGAGCATCTCCTACGACTCGGAAATCCAGGGACCGGTTCAGCGGTATTCGCACATTGCGTATGCGTTGGGCTACAAGGTCACCTATGAAGAGCTGAGGGATAATCTGTACGAGGTTATCGCGATGCGAAGGGCGCAAGCTAATGCGTTCTCAATCCAGCAAACGATTGAGAATATCTGCTCGGCGGTGTACAACGATGCCTTCACAGGGGCGCTCTACACCAATGCGGATGGACAGAGCCTTTGCTCGACGGCCCATGTCAACACGACGGGAGGGACCTACTCCAACGTGCTGAGTCCTGGAGCGGATCTTTCCGAGGCCTCGCTCGAAGACATCTGTGTTCAGATCATGGGGATTCAGACGGACCGAGGGCTTCTCGTGAGCATCATGCCGTCGAGTCTGCATATCTCTCGTCAGGAGTGGTTCAACGCGAACCGGATTCTGAAGAGTGTGTTGCAGGCGGATTCAGCTTCGAATAACATCAACGTGCTGAAGGCGACGAATGCCTTCCCCGGTGGGATCAAGTTGAATCATTACTTCACTTCTGCCCATGCGTGGTTCGTGAGGACGAACTGCTTGAATGGGATGCAGATGTTCTGGCGCGATCGGCCAGCGTTCGATCAGGACAATGACTTCGACACGAAGAATGCGAAGGCAGCGACCTACATGCGTTTCTCCGTAGGTAACACGGACCCCCGTGCTATCTTCGGCTCGAACGGACCTTGAGCTGAGTAATGTGTACGTACAGAATTTGCATGGTTCTGTACGTACATTTACTGATCACTGAATCGCCGTTGTGAGCGGCCCTTTTACGGAGTAGACTAAGATGCCGATGACAAACTTTCCATATGGATTCGCTTCGGGCCTAAGTGTCCGGGGAGTCCCTCTCATCCAGGCCCAGCCAGGTAATGCCCTTTGGGTTGATAACAGCCCAGGCGTGAGCGGTGGGACTGGACCAAATCCCTTGCGATCTGTCGGTGGCTCGGATAATAACCCTGGCACCTTCACTCGTCCTCTCGCTACGATTCAGCAAGCGCTGACTCGCTGCTCCCACGGAAACGGAGATATCATCTTCGTTAAGCCGGGTCATATCGAGACGGTGATAGGAGCAGGGACGACCCAGCCTGTCTACGATCCCTCCGGAACGATCACTGTTTCCGCCCAGAGCACCCTCGCCCTCAACACGGGCGGAGTGGCGATCATCGGCCTAGGTGCCGGGGCGAACCGACCTGAGATCCACTTCACCACAGCCGCAGGGGCGAATATCCCTGTTCGGTCGGCAGGTGTGTCGATTCAGAACGTGGTGTTCTTTGGTGGGTTTGCGGCGGTTGCCTCGTGCTTCACCGCGCAGAGCGCGAGTTGTGCAACCTCAACTATCGTAGGGACGACCCTTACGACAGGGGCGGTGACGGGGACGCTGTACCCTGGAGCTACACTTGTCGGGACACTCGTGATTCCAGGGACGATGGTTCTGGCTCAGCTGACTGGCACGACCGGCGGAACGGGAACGTATCTGGTAGATACCTACCACTACACCTCCGTTACCTCCACCACCATCACGGCGGGTCCGCAGGATTTCAACCTCGAAGGTTGCGAGTTCCGGGATCGGACTTCCGTGCTCAATCTGGTGACAGTGTTCACGGGTAGTGCAACTGCCAACATGACGGACGGTTTCAGATTCGCTAACAACCGGGTCTCGAGCCTCGGTACTACCGCCGCCACGACTGTTCTTAAGCCAACTGCAGCGGCAGATCGATGGGTAGTTAAGAACAACTTCATCGTTCAGGCAGCTGTCAACGACACGGCCTCGCTCATTACAGGAGGCGCCTTGGCCCTGACCAATTTGGACGTAGGTGGAAACGTCATCCACCGACCGAATACTTCGGCAACCGGTGGCCTCTTAATGACGAGTTCGAGCACCGCCTGTACCGGCCATATGTATGACAACTATGTGTGGAGCCTTACGGCTACTCCTGTCATCGTAGCAACGGGTACCAAGTTGGCCTTCACCAACAACCTGCTGAACAACACCGGCGTGGCTGACAAGTCTGGTCTTGTCCTCCCGGCCACGGCTTAATAGGAGTTCCTCAAAATGGCTAACGTACTATTCCCAACAGCAGGCGCACAGAAGATCCAGAACATCTGGAACACTTCTCACGCCCTTGCGGATGAAGGAGCTTACTTCATCGCGACCAACCCAACTCCACTTACGCCGATTGCAATTACTGCAGCGATTGTGGATGCAGCAAACGCAGGAGCGACCTCGGCGCAAACCAGGCCGGTGTCGGTTATCTACAATCCCTGGGCAGTTAACGACCCCGCAGCGAAGGCGATCTACTTGCAGTATTGGTGGTTCCTTCTGACCACGATTCCTGCGACGGGAAACGTCTTCGACATGTGCATGTGGCTCGATCCGGTAGGGTCGAACACATACTCCTCGGGTGGGTCGAAGATTGTGCCGGTAGCAGCGAACCCAGGAATCGGATCTGCCTCTCGGGCACAGTTCTACTTCGGCGCTATCACGGCCAACCCCACGACTGCGGGAGGTCAGCTCATCATGCGGAGGAAGATCGACTCGGTTATCCCGGTGGTCCTTGATGAGTACATGTTGACCTTTGGAGATGTCTCCATGCCGACGAACGTGCTGTCTGCAGGAACGGTGGTGAAGCGAGTTAACTTCCCGTTGCCTCCGGTAGTTATTCCGCCGGGGTTTGCACTCAAGCTCGGAATGTTTGGGACAGGCAATACTGGAACGCCTGCCTTCGAATTCGAGTGCGGGTATGTAGAACGGCAGCCAGGGCTGTAAGGGAGAACCAACATGCCTAACATAGCCTTTGCAACGGCGGCTTCTCAGAAAGCTGCGAATGTCTGGAATACGGCCACCGCCCTTGCGGATGAGGGGTCGTATTTCCAGGCACGTAATCCAACCGTAGGAACGGTTGTTGCGACTGTAACGAGCATCCGAGACGCGACGAACACGGGAGCGAACTCGGCGCAGATCCAGCCAACGATGATTATCTACAATCCGTGGCCGACCGCCGACGCTAACGCGAAGACGATCTACCCGCAGTACTTGTGGACACTTCTCGGGCAGGTTCCGACATCAGCGACAACGTGCAACGTGGGGATTTGGATGGAGCCGAACGGGTCGAACTGCTTCAGCAGTTTGTCCACCGGCTTTGCCATCACGCCCACTGCGCTCAATCCAGGTGTATCTACGCAGACCCGAGCGAAGATCTGGTTTGGGGATCTCGTAGCGACGGCGACGAGTTCGGGTGGGTATCTGGCAGGGTATCGGCGGTTAACCTCGTTGATCCCGGTAGCATCGGACGAGTGGTTGTTTACCTTCGGCGGAGTTAGTTCGCCGACCAACCTCTTCTCCTCCTCCGCTACACCCGCTCGAAACCGGTCTACCTACTCCATGGCCCCACTGGCGATTCCACCTGGCTACGCGATGAAGCTCGGGTTCTTCGCCGCCGCGAACGGAGCCGCCATGTCCTGGGAGTTCGAGCTAGGGTACGCCGAGAGAGTCGGTGGACAATAGGAGAACTTCATGGCGAATCAGTACGCAACTCAGATTATCGAGGATGGCTGGCGGAACGCGATAGCGAAAGTCACCGGCATCCTTGATACCTCGGATGCGTCGATTGAGCCGGCGATAGCCTTAGGAGATTTCACTAACAATGATGTTCTCCTAGGGACTCTCGTTGGCTTCCGAATCGACCACATCTGGCACTCAATCGGGGATGGGATAGAGGTCTCGGTGCATTGGGCAGCGAGTCCAAACGACATCCTCATCATGGCGCTGGCAGGAAGAGGGAGGGAGACCTTCGACGTAGTGGGAGGTCTTCAGCCGCCGATCAAGCAAGTCGGTTACGGCGGTGACATCCATATCTATACGACTGGCTTCAACAAGAGTAACACAGGCACAGCTCCTCAGAACTTCACCATCCTCTTAGAGATGGTTAAGATATATAAGAGGTAGCTATGACTACGCCAGCTACGTTCAACTCGCCAGATCGGATAATCCGGATGGCGATGCAGGACGCCGGGTTGCTCCAGGAAGGGGATGATCCCGACCCGGAGCAATTTGCGAACTACCTTCAGAGGCTGAATGATCTGATCAACCTCTGGCAGACGCAGGGACTGAAGCTGTGGCTGCAGAAGGAATTGAGCCTGCCTCTTACGGCAGGGATCAATCAGTATGCACTTGGACCGGGGGGTGTGCTGCCCACGCTTCAGTTCAAGCCCATGCGAATACTGTCGAGTGCGTACTACATGGACAGTGATGGCAACCGCCGACCACTTATGATGATCTCGCGGGAAGAGTGGATGCGGCTCTCAACCACGGTGTCGCAGGGACCGATCAATAGCTTCTTCGTGGACAAGCAGCAGATTCAGATCCTCGTCAACTTATGGCTCACGCCGGACACGCAAGCCGCTACGGGACATGTTATCCTGTTGATGCAGGAACAGGTGACGAACCTGGTTAGCCTGACCGACGCAATGAACTTTCCTCAGGAGTGGTTCATCGCCCTCCGTTGGGGCCTTGCGGATGACATCTGCACTGGGCAGCCCCAAGCCATCATGCAACGATGTATGATGAAGGCGGCACTCTATCTGGCGATGCTGGAAAGCTGGGATGTAGAGGATGCTTCGACTACATTCGCTCCGGACTCGCGGATGTTCACTAACCAGGGACGGTTCTCCTAGTGGCCGACGAGGAGCAAGCCCCGCAAGACAACATGGCCTCGACGAAGAGGCTTCCGCTTGCGTTGCTGCCGGAGAACCGAGCGGAAAGTCCTAACATAGACGCGAAGATAGTCAACGCGTTTATCGAGAAGCTTCATGCGTCGGGAGAGCTGTTCGTAGAGAAGCGTCCGGGGCTCTCGGCCCCATTGTACACTCTCCTTGATGGTGGAGCGAATAGCGGAGAAGGCCGAGGAATCTACTTGTGGAACATCAGTGGATTCACAAGTACGACGGTAATTGGACCTCCGCCTCAGCATCGACCCTATGTTGTGACTACACCAGTAGCGGATCAGGTTTTGATCGTAGTGTCAGGGACGACGTTTTACTACATCAAGCTGGTCGGCGGATCGCCGGTAATTACGGCCCTGGTTAATGCTCCAATTGCAGCGGTAGCCGCAGGAGGCAAGTTCAAGTTTATTCCTGTGCCTGTAATTTCGGGAGCTATCGTCAAGCCTGGCTTGATGGTGGTAAATGGAGCTCAGGTGTTTACATTGAGCTGGACGCAGAATACTCGGGTGGTTCAAGTCGTACAGGAGCTGATCTCGGTTCCGTTGTTTCCCCAGGGGATAGTGCCCGGAGGAGCATATCTCGATGGTACGTTCTATCTGATGGACGCGCTAGGAAACATCTGGGGAAGCAATATAAACGACGTT